TGTGGCGGACTCTACTAGGTCAAATGCACAGTCACCCACAGTGGCACAAAACTTTGTGACCAACACCAACACCAGCGTGGTCAACAGCATCACCAATGGAGCAGCATTGTCCTCTACTGGCACTAGACCAGCCACTGCACCTCCACCCACCAACATTGTGGCCTCTACCACACCACCAGCCACTGTCAATAGCAACAGCACAGTTGGTCCGTCATCATATCCGCGGGCATCCACTGGATCTGGTGTAGTCCCTATCCAGACCACAGAATCGTCGCCACAGCCACTGAATGTCAACCCATTTGTCACAGCAGGCCGTACACAAACCATAGTAAGAGAAAGTTAAGGAGCAATTTTGTCAGAAGAAATACAACGCAGCAGAGGCCGACCACAAAATTACAAATTAGATCGTGGCGGTGTACCCTCAGAATTTGGTCCATTCGTAGGCATTGTGATGAACAATGTGGACCCCACACGAGCAGGACGTTTACAGGTATACATAGAAACGTTCAGTGGTGGTGACATGAATGACCGTACCAAATGGACCACTGTGCGATATTTGCCAGGATTTTATGGCTACACGCCCGCAGGCAACAACGCAGAAAATAATGTAGGTGAATATACACAAAATCAAAATGCCTATGGCATGTGGTTCACTCCTCCTGACATTGGCATCACAGTGCTGTGTGTGTTTGCCAATGGTGACCGTCAACTGGGCTATTACATTGGTGTTGTGCCTGACACAGGACTGGGACACATGGTTCCTGCTGTGGGCAGCAGTAACAAAAAAGTAACCACCAACCAAAATCAAAAAACATACTTTGTCAACGATGAGTACTTGCCAGTCACAGAAATCAACGTCAACAACGAAAAAATAGTTAACAATGAGAAATTTTTTAATCAGGAGAAGCCAGTACACAATGTAGTTGCAGGTGTGTTGTTTCAACAAGGGCTCAACCGGGACATTGAACGTGGGCCCATAAGATCTACCAGCCAACGTGAAACACCCAGCACTGTGTTTGGTGTCAGCACTCCTGGGATACCCGTGTACAACGGTGGTATGAAGCCCAATGATATACGTAAAAAAATTCAAAACAATGAACTCGACCCTGCGGATGCTCGAGTGATTGGTCGCATGGGCGGACACACTCTTGTTATGGACGATGGTGACCTTGACGGTAAAAATGCCTTGTTTAGACTGCGCACACCCAAGGGTCATCAAATCACCATGAACGATTCAGGTGACTTTTTCTACATCACCCATGCCAATGGACAGACTTGGTTGGAGTTTGGCAAAGAAGGCACAGTAGATGTGTTCAGCACTAACTCTGTGAACATACGCACCAATGGTGACATCAACATGCATGCTGACCGCGACATCAACATGTATGCTGGTGGCAACATACAGGTCAAAACTGCCAATGCCATGACTGTGGAAGCCATGACTGATCTCAATTTGTCTGCGCAGCGAGATTTCAAAATCTACAGCAAAAACACCATTGGCATCAAGTCTGATGGTACTCTAGCTTTGAACAGTGCTTCAGGATCATGGAACGGTGGTGATGCATTGTTGTTCACAGCCGGTGGCATTGATTTGAATGGTCCTGCTGCACCCGAAGTCACAGCACCCAAGCCCATTGCCAAGATCTTGCTGTCAGACACCGAGTTTGACACTGCCAAAGGCTGGCAAGTCAAGGACAGTGCGTTGGAAACCATTGTGCCTAGAGCACCCACACATGAACCTTATCCTTATCACAACCTAGGAGTTGATGTAAAGGTCAAGTTAGAACAAGGAAAACCACCACCACCACCAGGTGCGCCGGCTGTGCCAGCTGGGGTAGTGGTCAGAGCATTATGAGTAAATTTACTTTTGATCTTGCTGGTATAAAAACAGCGATTGGCGCCGGTCAATCAAAGGTTTTTGAAGTCAGCGGCCCTCCAAACATGACACGTGAACAGGCCTTTGCTATTTTTCAAAAGCAAGCGTCAGCAGGTGGGCTTACTGGTTTTCAATCTGGTGACATACTCAGCGCACAAACACAAGCCGCTGATGGCCTTGAAGCGGCTCGGGCTGAAGTGACACAAGGGTTTGCTGGATTTGCTGGCACAGATCAAGGAACACAGAATCAGTTTGTGAGTATTGCACAAAGTGCCAAGCAGTCATTGGCTGCAGGTACCACAGGAAATTTGCAAAGTCGCATCACCAATGGTGGTACCATACTGCAACAGACCACAGCTAAAATTGGCGCTTTGCTTGGTGTACCAGTGACCAATGGTATTACCACTGCGGATTTTGCCAAAACAGCCACAGCAATCATGCCCATGTCAGGTCTCGATACCACTGATGTTCGTGCCACCATGGCATCAGTAGGCACTGCCACTGGACAAAATTTTGATCAAATAACCAATGCAGTGGGAGTTGGCAAGTTTGGATTTGATGCTACACAGTTGGAAACAGCAGGACTACTCAAACCAGGCACAGCCAGCACGTTTCTAAAACAAGGCATAAACAATCTAACATCAGTGTTGAAAAGTCCTGCTGTGTGGACTGGTGCAGGCGGTGTCACCGGTCTTGACAGTTTTTTAAAAAATCCTGCGGCGCAGAATTTGACACAGCAAAATTTAATGAACTCAGGGTTGGCCACGGCCAGTTCATTGGGAGTGCCGCTGGATGTATTCAATGCCAAAGAACTTGGAGGCATATCATCGGTGTTTGCCAAAAATTCAGCAGCTGGTACTGACTGGATTCGAGGACAGTTGCCGCCAGACAAGCAGGCTGAATTTGATGCCAAGTTTAAAGAAGCACAATTTGCCGTTGGTACAGCAGAACAAAAACTAAATGATGCTGTGTTACAACAGGCACCACCAGGAGAAGCAACTGACACAGTTGACCGAATCACCGTTGATGCTGCTACTACCAGAATCGTGGGCAACGACAAAGTTCCTGATCTCAATTATGGCAGTTAAACTACACCATAAATATCAACATGACCACATTCATTGGCTTCAACACTATCAATCAAAACAAAAAGTTCACACTCACTGACTTTGAGTTGATTCAGCGCGACCTATTGAATGCCTTCAACATTCGTCAAGGTGAACTGCCAGGGCGTCCTGGCTATGGCACCACAATTTACAGTTTTTTGTTTGAAAATCAAGTAGAACAATTGCAAGAAGATTTGCGAGCTGAAATACAACGTGTGGCTGCTGGTGACCCCAGACTCACCATCAATGACATACAGGTATTCCCCCAAGAAAATGGTATATTGATACAGTTAGAAGTCACAATAATAAACACCACCAACGCTGAAATACTCAGCATATTCTTTGACGAAACCACTCGCAATGCCAGTTACGTATAACTACGCCGTTTTTATTACGAATAAATAAAGCACGGACGAGACAAAAATGGCAACAACCACAAGACAAACAGCAATATTTGGTGTAGAAGATTGGAAACAAATCTACCAAACTTATCGCGAAGCCGACTTCCAAAGTTACGACTTTGAAACTCTTCGCAAAAGTTTCATTGACTATTTGCGTTTGTATTATCCTGAAACATTCAATGACTACATTGAAAGTTCAGAATTTATTGCTTTGCTGGACGTCATGGCGTTCATGGGCCAGGCCCTGGCTTTCCGCACTGACTTAAACACTCGTGAAAACTACATTGACACTGCTGAACGCAGAGACTCAGTGGTCCGACTGGCCAATCTTGTGAGCTACACAGCCAAACGTAATTCAGCAGCTGAAGGTTTTCTCAAAGTATTCAATGTAACCACCACAGAAAACGTTGTGGACTACAATGGTGTAAATCTCAGCAATGTCACTGTAAATTGGGCCGACCCCACCAATCCAGATTGGCAAGAACAATTCACTACTATTATTAATGCCAGCTTGGTAGACAGTCAAAAAGTGGGACGTCCTGGCAATCGTCAAACCATACTGGGTGTGCGCACTGACGAATATGGCATTAACTTGGTACCTGGTTTTTTGCCTGTGATACCTTACACTGCCACGGTTGATGGCATCAATATGCCATTTGAAGCCACCACTTCCACCAGTATTGGAAGGGACTATGTGTATGAGCCAGCGCCACAGCCCAACACAGTGTTCAACGTGTTGTTTAGAAATGATCAACTGGGATTTCAGTCAGCCAACACAGGATATTTTTTCTACTTCAAACAAGGTATTTTGCAAAATCAAGATTTTAACTTGGCCGAGCGTATTGCCAACCGCACAGTGGATATCAATGTCGAAGGTGTCAACAATGAAGATCGTTGGTTATTTCAATTGGACGACTTGGGCAATATCAGCCGCGAATGGCAATATGTGGAAAACGTTTATACCGCTGCTGAACAACGCAACAATGTACTACAACCGATTTATAGTGTAACGTCAAGAACCAATGACCAGATCACCATGGTGTTTGGTGACGGGGTGTTCAGTGAAATTCCAGTGGGTATATTCCGCGCTTATGTACGTGCCAGCAACGGTTTGCAGTATATTATCAATCCTGAAGAAATGCAAAACGTTGTGTTGCCCATCTCATACACTGACCGCAACGGCAACTTGCAAACCATTACATTTACCTGTGGTATCACACGTCCTGTGTCAAACAGCCAAGCACGTGAACCCATTGGCGAAATCAAACAACGTGCTCCTGCAGGTTACTACACACAAAATCGCATGGTCAACGGTGAAGATTACAACCTGTTCCCATACACACAATACAATTCAATTATCAAGAGCAAGGCGTTGAACCGTGCTAGTATTGGTACCAGTCGCTATCTTGACTTAGTAGACAACACTGGCAAGTATAGTTCAACCAACACATTCTCAAGTGATGGTGCGCTGTGGCGTCAAAACATTCTGCCTACCATATTGTTTTCTTATGACAATCGCAATGACATTTCTGATGTGATTACCAATCAAGTACAACCTGCCTTGATTGGGCCCACAGTCAAACAATTTTATTACGAAAACTTTCCACGAATAACCAGCACCACAGTGCCCACAAATATCACATGGTTGTCTGGATACACCTGGAATCAGAGTACCACCATGGCCAATGAAACCACTGGCTACTTTAGAAATACCACCATCAGCACCACATGGCCCAACGGCACACCTATTCCTGTAGGCGATACTACCACCACAATGTTCAAATATGTGATTCCAGGAGCATTGATAAAGTTTGTGCCACCCACTGGCTACTACTTTGATCGCAACAACAGATTGGTACAAGGAACAGCTACTCGTGCAGATGAACGCATGGAGATCTGGGCCAGCCCACAGGCCATTGTGGGTGATGGCTACAACGGTGGCCTGGGTAACCTACCTTCAGGTGCAGGTCCTGTGACCATAAACAACTTTGTGCCCACTGGCGCCATTGTAGACAGTATTATTCCACTGTTTGTGACAGACTTGCCCAATTCTGTAGAACAGGCCATGACCGAACAAATTTTGTTGAATCGCAACTTTGGTCTGGGCTACGACAGCAATGGCGACATCACCGGTACACCTTACACCTGGTACATCATAACCAGCACCAATCTCAAAGTTTATGAAAGCAATGGCACCACTGTTGCTGCCTGGAGCCAGCAATATGCTGATCAAAATGCTCCTGGTCTGGACTCATCTTGGTTGGTATCATTTGTAATACAAAATCAAAACTACACCATCACATTCCGTGGGTTGGCCTATAACTTTGGTTCAGTGTTGCAAACACGTTTCTTCTTCTACGAAGATCAACTGATCTATGACAGCCGCACAGGAACCATTATCAAAGACTTTGTCAACATCTTGGCGGTAAACACACAGCCTGACTCAACAGAGCCATTGCCTGGTGACATCTACACCACCATAATTGGACAACCTGTGGAAAGCGATGGCTATGTAGACGACTTTCAAGTGCTGGTAAGTTATCGTGACTCAGACAACGACGGTGTACCCGACAATCCAGACTTTTTTAACGAAGTAGTGGGACCAGCTACCACTGCAGGCCCTTACGTGTTCCTGCAAGAAACAGTGGACTTTGACAATTTGCAACGTTATTTGTTGGTTGAACAAGGTGTGGTGATCTATGATTACAGTACGCTGGACGAAATTGAATTGGCTAAAACTGAGTGGACTCCGGGACAGGTGTTCTACGCCTATGGGGAAGATGCATTTTATCAACTCAGCATTTCAGCCACAGGAGTTCGTACTATTGTTGCAGTATCAGGATGGATTGCTAGAACTGGCAGACAAAGTTTGTATTTTCAGTATCGTCACAATAGCCCGTTAACCAATCGTATTGATCCAGGAACCACCAACATCATTGACTTGTATGTTGTCACGCTGAGTTATTACACTGCTTATCAAAACTGGTTGCGTGACACCACAGGCACTGTGCTTGAGCCTGAAATGCCCACCATAGATGAACTCAGCACAGAATACCAACGATTACAAGACTACAAAATGATTTCAGACAACATTGTGATCAATTCAGTGGTATTCAAACCCTTGTTTGGCGCCAAGGCAGCACAACAATTACGAGCCACAATCAAAGTTATTCGTGCGCAGAATTCAACAGCCAGTACCAGTGAAATAAAAAGTGCGGTGTTGGCAGAAATGAATGCATATTTCAGCATTGACAAATGGAACTTTGGTGATACATTCTACTTCTCTGAACTGGCAGCATATTTGCACAGACAGCTGGGTACTATTATTAGTTCAGTTGTGTTGGTACCACTGGACCAACAAAAAAGTTTTGGCGACTTGTATGAAATTCGTAGTCAGCCAAATGAAATTTTTGCCAATGGCGCTACCATTGACAACATTGATGTAATTGAAGCATTGACCAGTACTAACTTGCGTACTGCACCAGGCAGCGGAGTAATTTAATGGCACGTACAAGATCAGTAGATTTTCTTCCACAGATATTTCAAACACCAGTCAACAAACAATTCTTGGCCGCCACGTTGGATCAAATGGTTCAAGAGCCCAAGTTTAAAAAGACACAGGGCTTTATAGGCCGCACAGTGGGCCCAGG